GGCCCATATTTTATGATCGGTTGCGTTCCCGCCTCCGGTGATGGCGCGTTGAGCGAAAAGCACACGCGGGCGGTAATCGGCATCAGATTCCGTGTCAACGCCAAGTTGATCGACGACCGTCACCGTGGCCACGGTATCGGCCCCGGCGATTTGTGCGGATATTGACAGTGTGTCCCCGACTTCGAGGTTTCCGACGATTCCGGTTTCAACGCATCGGATTTGGATTGTGGCAATGCCAAGCACCGACGTAACCTCGGCGGTGGTGCGATACCTTAGCCCGTTGGCGTCGGCGGTAAACTCGGTTCCGGCGGGGATAACCGTCCCGGCGGTTGCGGTAAGTTCGGCGGTTAAAATAGCGGTTTCGGATTGCTTGCGCGGGGTTGAATTGTCAAGGCCGATACGGTCAAGGCCCGTCCCGGTTGCGGTCAGCGCAAGGTTTTGGAGTGCGGCATCGGCGGCAAATTTATAATGGCCTATGTCAAGCCCCGCCTCGGTTGCGGCAAGGACGCGCAAGAATGCCTTATCATTAAGCGGGGACGATTGCGCGATTGCGGTTTCAAGCCGGGCCAGGTGCGCGGCGGTAAGTTCGGCGGTGGTTGGTATCCTATAGCTCATCTAAAACCTCTCATGCGCGGGGTTGACCGCCTGGGAAATCCAGTTTATTCCATTTTTTAAGAACTTTAATTCTTCCACATCTTGCCCGGGCGGGTATATCGACACCCTGGTGTGAATCTGATTCGTGACGGGATTGGTGACGTTGACCTCGACTTTTGAGGCAAGGCGGGAATCAGTCATCCATTTCAGCGCCCCGCGTGCGGCGTCGTTGTAATCGTTAAGGGTTTGCACGTCAACGATAGTCCGTATTTCCTCGAAGTCCGCGCCGATTTTCTGGTTTACGTCGGTAAAAAGCACATTCCCCCACCATCCGCGCTTGGTGAATAGCGAGATAAGCGCGGCATTGTTGACGCCCTGGTCCATGACGGGCTGACCGCCGATGAAACGCATGTCGGCGCCATTAAGGGTGATTTGGAGCGCCGGGTCGCCTTGGAAACGGTTGAATGCTCTCATGGTAGTTTCACCGTCGGGGATTCGGCGGCGGATATGTCAAGGGTAATCGGCGCCGTTGGTGCGGTTGTCGGGTTCCCTGGTGCCGCGCTTGTATGGACATGTGCCATAATCAGATTTATCATTGCTTGTAAAGCGAGGTCAAGTTCCGCATACGTCACGGACGATTTCGCGCCCTGGTTGTGTACGATGTTTCCCGCCGTGTCCCATAAGGTCCGGGCCTGTTTTGCCGTTGCTGGGTTGTCGGTTGAATAGATTTCCTTTTCACCGGGGTCAACCTCCGGGGTCAGGTCATCGGTCACGGCGACGGCCACCTTGTAGCCGGGGACGTTTATCACAACGACGCGGCACCCGTTGGCGGGGTTGGTGTCCTCGCCTGCCTGGGTCACGAGCTCCACGGTTCGCATGTCGTCGTCGACCATTTGCACCTGTAAGAGCAAGCGCGATTTGTCGCCGTCGCGGTTCGGGCCGATTTGCCGGTTTGTGATTATTCCAACCATTTCAATTTACCATTTCATATATTCATAAACCAAGTCTATGAAACAAAAAAATCCTAAAATATAAACTATTGCCTCTATGTATCCAACCACGGCTCTACTATTTCTCCGGTAGAATATACCGTCGGTGGCTTAAGTTGTAAATTCGCGCTTATGCCGGACGATTCATAGACAAATTCAACTTGTGATATTAAAAAAGTAAAGCCATTTTTTATTCCGATGGTGGGGCTGATAACCGTCACGGTCGTATTTGGCTCCCATAGTTTCCCGTTCGGAGCGTACCAGGTATTCACCGGAAAGGACAGCCCTAGGGAGTCCGCGGCCGATTTGTTCTTGCGCCATGCCGCCGCGTTTGGGGCTTCTCCGGGGAGGTTGTCGTCTGCCTGAAAGGTGAGCACGCGGGGAGCGGTTACGACCGGGTCGCGGGCTACACCGGCCCCACCGGTACGACGGGAGCGCGAAGATGAGGCCAGGGCGCGGTACATGGCGAAACGGTCACGGCCTGAAAACCGGGTTTCGTATGCCGATGTCAGCGGGATAATTTCGTCAATCGTGCCCACGGGTTCGCCCTCGGTGTTGGCTTTTGTGATGAGGAGATTTCCGTATTTGTCGCAGGATAGTAGCAACCCTTTCTGTGATGCAAGTTTTTTAAGGTGGTCAAATATACTGTCGGTCTGTTCGGCGCTTACGCGGCTGAATTTTTCTTCTTCGCGGACGATATGGCTCCCGGTGATTCTCCAGGTTCCGCCAATGTCAACCGACGGCGTGGTCGGGCGCAAATCGAGAAGTCCATTGATTGACCGAATACCCGATGGTATTTCCCGGCGGCGGGCGGTATATTGGCGCGAGAGAATACGGCGCTCCCTTAAGAGGTTCACGCCGTCGCCAAGCACGATTTCAATTCCGAATGGTTCGCATTGCTGTTTACATCGTGCGGTCAAGCTGATGTTATTGGCTTCATATGGTGGAATGACGGTTGAATCGATTATATCTGCGGTCTTTGAAAATATTTCAAGGTCTTTTGAGGATCCTTCACTACTGAGTTTTTGCCCGACGTTGTAGAGCACGCCCTCCATTTGGAGTTCGCCGCCGATGTAAACTGACGCGGCCTGATACCCATACGGGCGGGTTATTTGGTCGAGTTCTTCATCAAGTCCGGGTTCCCATGGCATTAAGGCGGTCAACGCATCGGCGCACGTGTCCATGGTTCGGAGTAGCCTTGCGCTTTCGACGATGATTTCCCGGCCCTCAATTACGAGGGTGAGCTCATCTGGGTCTTTGCCTGCGAGTTGGTCAGCCGACATAAATCACGACCTCCCGACCGGGTTGAATCAGTAAAATTTCATTCCCGGCAAGCTGATTTGACCGGATGAATAAATCATAATTCGCGTCACGGTCGCCAAGGCTTCCGTATTCCGTAACCGTGATTTCAAGCGGGGAGCGCGGGGTCGTAACCGTGAACCGCTTTTCGGCGCGGAGGTTGTAAAATTGAATTGTCAGATATTGCATGGCAAGGGCGAAAAGGTAAACAAGAGACGAATATTGCTGTGAGTTCGCGTAATATTGCCGGTTGATCGGGAGCGTTGAAAATGCGTCTTGTGCCGCGTCGAGGGCTTCCATGGTATCATTGAAAAGCGTGGTGATGTTATCCATTGCGGAAACCACGTCCGCGCGGGTGTTGAACGTTGACGTCGCTACCGATTGCGCGATGGCAACCAGCGCCATGGTGATGTTAAACTCCATTGACACAAGCGTGTTAAAATCTTCCTCGGTGGTGGTCATGGGTACGAGGTTAAGCGTGTCGGTCACAAGCGAGTTGTACGCGGTGAAGCGTTCGGCGAAATCGTCCGTGGCATCGACGGCGACGGTGATGAGTTCGGCGGCGGCCTCCCCGACGGGCGTGGGGTCTGCGTTACCTACCCCGAACGCGGAAAGGGCGTTGTCAAGGGCGGCCCGGGCTGATTGGTAGGCATCCTGTACGAGCGCGACGGTGGCGGTGATTTCAGCAACGATTGAATCCACAAGTCCCGCGATGGCGTTAAACGTGGCGATGGCTGATTGTATGGCGCTGTATAAATCGGCGCGGAGTTGGGCAAGCATGGTCAGGGCGTCTGATATGACGTTGAAAGCATTGGCGAAAATAGAACTTGCGAGTTCGTCAAGGCTAATTACCCGCGTGAGATTTGCCGGCACAAGCCAGGATGTTTCAATCCGGGTGTAGCTCCCTTCGTCGACTGGTGAAAGAGATTCTTTGCAGGATACGAGTTGAAGAATGAGCGGCCCTTTTACGGGGTGGATGACCTCCCATTGTCCGCGCTCCTCGGTGACGGCGGTGAAAAATTCTTCAGCGGTGCGGTTATGGAAAGGCCCGTCGAAATAGAACGTGAGCGGGTACGATGTGGCCTTTACGTCGAGGTCTTGAATTATTGAGCCCTTGAATTTCGGGATTTCAAATATTCCAAGTTTCTTTTCGACCGTACGCTCATCGTTGCGCCATAGCGCGTAAAATACCGACCCGAGCGGAGAGGTGAGTTTGATTTCTTCCCTTAGTTCATTCGCCCAGCTCATGGGTTGGCTCCTACGACGTTAAGGTTGACCGGGGCACTACCACGGGCGCGGCTTGCGCTTGACCCTTGCGGGGCGCCTGCGATGTTGATGTTTCCGGATACGTTGACCTGTTGGGCCTGCACCTGTGACGCGTTCGGGGCGAGTAAGTTCCGGCTACCAGCGGCGCTATTTGCGGCGGCCTGGAATTGCCTAACGCTTGCGGCGGCGGCGGCGAAGCGTTCACCCACTCCGGGGATACGGGAGGCTAATTCGAGCAGATAAATAATCCCGGAAATCAGTAGGTTTATTGGTGCCATAACGGCGGTCATTATTCCGCGTCCTATCATCTGCAAGCCGCCCCATATTGCCTGACCTGCTGCGGTAAATTTTTCCTTGACGACGTCCCAGTTTCGGTAAAGCAAAATTCCGATGGTTATAAGCGCGGCGACGGCGACAATGACAAGGCCGATTGGGTTGGCGGTCATGGCGGCGTTCCATAGCCATTGTTTTATTGTCGCGGCGGTAATGAAGGAGCGCATCATCCATAAATATTTTATCCAACCCGACGCGACGATTATGGCGTGCCATGCCGCAACGCCCATGATTGCGATTTTGTATGCGATAAACCAGCCCACCACATACGGGAGGAGGTTTGCAATCACACCAAGAGCGCGACCGATTGCCGAGAATACGGCGCCGATGGCTTCCTTATTTGCGGTTGCCCATGCGCCTATTGCTTCGGCCCAACCGATGAACGTGTCAAGGGCTGATTTAAGTTGTGGCATTAACGCCGTGCCGATTGCGGCGGCGGCGACTTTTACGTTATCAATAAAGGTTGAAAACCGTCCGGAAAGTGTCATACTTGCGCGTTGCATGCCGTTATGGAACATTCCGCCCGCACCGGTCATTCTCTGAAATGCCTCGGTGACGACTTCACCGGTCGCCCGGCCTTGTGCTACCATGCGCCGGGCCTGCGCTACGTTGACGCCCCACATTCGGCCAAGCTCGCTCAATATCGGTACACCGGCGTTGATGAGCTGATTCACGTCCTGCATTGATGCGCGGCCCCCGGCCTGGATTTGCGAAAAGGCGAGGGTTATAGAGTCGAGGCGTTGCGCGTTTCCTTGCGCGACATCGCCAAGCATGCGGAGGGTTGGAATAAGGTTTTCACGGGTTGCGGCGCCGAATCCGAACATCATACGAGTTGCCGCTGATAAGTCGCCAAATTCAAACGGGGTTTCGGCCCCGAGGGTTTGGAGTTCCCGGACGACCTGTTGCGCGTTTTCAACCGAGCCCGTGAGCGTGGTAAAATCAGACACCGCGTTTTCGAGGTTTGACGCCTCGCTGATTATCCCCATTATTCCCTGTCGGATGAGGTCAAGGCCGCCGACGATACCGAGAGCGCCAAGGCCCGCCCCGAGCATAGTGCGGAACCGGCTATTTGCGCGGCCCGCACGGTCAAACGAATTTTCAGCACGTCGCCCGAAACGATCGGCCTCAAACCCCATACGTTTAAACGCCGGGCTGATTCTGTCGGTCGCTCCGAAATATGTTCGTACCGCGAAGTCAGGCATTTTGCCGCGCTCCGATAAATGGGCTATTTCTTCTTAGATTTCTCAATCTGCCTCTGTTCTTCTTTTATCATGATTTCATGATACTCATTCCATTCCCGCATTTCGGCATAACGCAAGCGTTTTATTTCGCTTATTGGTTGCTTGCGGAAAAACAGGTTGGCCATCCATTGATTCAGACGGCCTACACCGATAAAAAAATTAGACCAAGCACCTCGGCGAGTGAAAGGTCAACGGATTTTAGCTTTTTGATTGCACCCTCGCCAAGTCCGGAAAGGGAGCCCATGAGGGCGTAGGCTTTGCCATAATTATCATCGGCGGCTTTGCCTGCCATTTCGGTTTTTGCCGTGCCGTCGATTTCCCGGTATTCAATCACGGTCACGCCGTCGCGGAGGGTTTGGAGGATTTTGATTCCGTCCTCGATTTTTACGGCAAGACGGCCAAGGCGGACGGCTTTTATTAAGCGGTCGTACCCCTGTAGGATGGCGCGTTTTAGGTCTTTGTCCTCGATTTCGTCGATGTCGATTTCGTAGTAATCAAGCATCTTTTTGAGCTCGTTTTTCGCGCTCTCTTTTGTCATTACATATTTTTCGGCGTCGTCGGATTTCCCGAACATGGTTTTAAACCTCGCTTTAAATTTTTACTGCATTGCGTAGACGTTTATCGGTTGCGGCTTTTCGACGTATGTGGTCCAGTGCGTGATTTTAACCTTTCCATCGCGCTCTAATTTTTCGGCAAGCTCGATGGGTATTCGCTTGATTTCGCCCTGTCTGATGGTGTCCTTCGGGCGCTTGGCACGGTAGATTGTAAGGCCGATTACCGGGACCATGGAACCGGGTGCCATTTTTCGGCGGTGTGATTTTCCGCCTGCGTCAAGACAACGGCCATGGCCTTTCCCTTCCTGCGCGCGGCAAATAAGGAGGTCGTCAATCCAGTTTATCGGCAAGACTTTTGTCAGTTGCTTGCTGTAGTGGTGATCGCCGCCGGTGTTTCCCCACCATTTGCCCTTGTGCTTGTGGTCGGTATGGATGAAAAAACATTCGGTCTGGAAGCTCTTTTGTGTTCCCCAGTGACGGGGCCAAATCGTATTATTCCAACGCTGAGAACGCCCGACGTTGACGTGATCGCGGAGGCTTGATTCCACAAGGCGTTCGATAACATCCGGGGCCGCGTATTCGTCATCGTCGTCGATGAAGTGGAACCATCCCGGGCCGTCGGGGATCTTTTTCAAAAGTCGGTTGTTGTAAAGGTTATAAGTGCCATTGCCATACGCGGGGCCGTACTTGGCGCCGTTGATGACGACGTCACCCCGTACATATTCGTCACGCGGATCATCGCTGTGGACTATGGTTTTAATGTTCGGGTATGTTTGGCTTGCTATTGACGCCATCATACGTTCGAAAAACCTGGGCCGGTTCGATGTCCTGATAAGAATATATACGGGGTCTTTCATCGCTTTATCCTTTTACGCCGGAAATAGTGTCCAGTCTCTGTCGGGAATTAAAACAAGCGTTGCGGTTCCTTCTTCGCTTTCCCAGCTCTCGAAATTCAGCTGACCCGTTGCCCGGTATGTCGAACCGTCCGCGTATTCGACCGCGAAGGTTTTACTTGCCAGGCTTTCGGACTTGCTTTTAAGCTCATCGACTTCGGACGGGTCTGCGGCTACCGTCACGCTTTCCTTTGTGGGGACGCGTTTGGTTTTTTTCTGCAAGGTCCGGCCCGATGTCGCGATTCCCTCGTTTTCGTAAATCGACGCGTTAAACGTGATGTTGGTGTCGGCTTTCACGTCGTATGTCACGCCGTCGATGACAAGTTTTCTTGGTGTACCTACTGCGCTCATATTAAGCACCTCCTGAAAGGAGAATCGCGATTGATGTGTCGAAGGTAATCACGGTGTTGTAAATCCCGCCCTCGCCCGAAAGGATAACCGGGAAAATTATGTCGAATCCGGTTAATCCCGCGCGGAGGGTTACTTTGTCGCCTTTTTGCAATTCTGATTTTGTGTAAGACGCGGTATACAACCACGCGTTACCGGCGAAAATGTCTGCAAGGGCTACGAGGTCATCAAGAACCGAACCAACGTCGCGGGCTTTAAGGCGGCTCGTTACGTTTGAAACGGCGCTCGTGTCTTCTACTATGGTGATGCCCTTCCATTTTGACCGTTCGAAGTTCATTCGATAATTGTAAAGCAGGTTCTGAATTATCGAGATATTCCGCATTGCCCTGTAGCCGTTGCTTTCGGGGGCTACATCGGCGGGGCGGTAGAACGTGATAAGGTTTTGAATGGTGAGCACGCCATTTTTCGCCATGGTGGTACTGACCCCGGCCCGGACAGCGGCGTCGCGGTCATCGTAGTTGTTCGTCCATCGGTCAGCCATCACGCCGGGGTATATCGACACAAGTTCTTTGTCGATGTACGTTTCTTCGGCGCGGGTGCTGTTGGTGACGGCCATAACACCGACACATTGGGCCGCGATTTCCTGCGGGTGGTTCGGGCTACCAGGGGCGCAAACAAGCCCGTTTGTTCGGTCGGTTCTGCGTGCGGCGGCGGCTCCGATTGCGGCGGCCTTGCCTGCTATCCCGACGACGGTATCTCCTACAAGGGATCGGAACGGGCGGGCGACTTCTTTTTTGTAGTTGCCGACCTCGGTATTTCCGACGCCGTTGTAAATCGACAGCGCGTCAAGCGTTGCGGTGTCGATTCCATAACCGTGGATTACGTTTGTGAAGTTTTCCTCATTCTGCGCGTCCCCGGTTCCGATGGCGTCGAGCGCGTCCTGGATGTCGGGTACACCAACGCCGCCGGAAAGGACCGCATCCATGACGACGACCATCCCGGTCGGGAGGGCTTCGCCGTAATTCAGAGAAAACTGGAGGGTGATCTGATTCCCCCAGGTTCCGCCCGATTTTGCGGTAAGGGTCAGCACGCCTGCGAGCGCCGTGGCAAATACCGGGAGGGTTTCATCGGCCATAATGAGGTCGACAAAATCATCGGCTATGTCAGCGGGTAAGGCACCGGCGGAAACTGCGAGTGCGACGCGTTCGCCTGCGATATACAGCGCGGCGGTTCCTGCGCTTATGCCGCCCGACGGCGTGAAGTCAATTTCGCCCTCTGCCTGGTCGGGGTCTGACCCGCCCTCAAGCTGTGGGACTATCCATGTTTCAACGGTTCCGGCTCTGAATGCCGCACGCGCAAGGCGGTGGAGCATGTGACCGAATCCGGTTCGGCTTCCTACGTCTTCGGCACTGAATACGCGGATGGGAATGTTCGCTAATCCGGCCCCATACGTCGCTTCGTCGTAGGTTCCTATAATCAAATTCTTTTGCGGCACGACGGCGGCGGTGACGGCGAATTGCTGATTTTCAACCGTGACGCCGTTGACGGCGGCAAGTGATGCGGGGGTTATTGTCATTTCATACCCTCCTATGTGTTATCGTTTTCAACCAGCACGCCCGCGCCGAGTGTGTCGCCGACCGGTACGCCTGAATTAAAGATGACGGTATCGGGTTCGTTTCCGATGTCGCCCTGTACATACTCCTGAACGCGGCATGTGTAGCGGATGTTTGCGGTCTTGACCACAAGCTCCCCGCGCTCGATGGTTGAGTCTTTCTGAATACGGTCAATCCATCGGCTTGATATTTCGCCGACGGGAAGTCCGAGTTTTTCGTTTCGTGCGTCCATGATGATACTGTATACTGCATCGATTGTTTCATCGATTGACCGGTCAGCGATTTCAGCGGCGGTCCTGATGGCTAAAAGCGCGGCGGCTTTTTGTTGCGGCGTTGCCGTCGTGCTATCAAGTACGGCCATGTCGGCCTCTGCGTGTGCGCTTGCGGAAATATCGATTTCAAGAACGATGTCGTGCGTGTGCGAGCCTCGCATTCTTCCCGATTTTGGAAACGCGCCCTCGGAATAATAGATTTGAACCATCCTATTATTCCCGGACATTTCCTCGGCGCCCTTGGTTTGCTTCTGAAAGCCGATGACGCGGAACCGGCCCTCGGCGTTGTTGCCTAAAAGGTCGGTGAGTGCGGTCTTGACGTCGCGAAAGCTCATCATGACACGGGCTCCGATGCTTGACGCGCGCGCTGTGGATAGATGCGGATAAAACCAATATCCGCTCCGTCTTCGGGCGCTCGGTCGGCGGTGAAGAAGTACGAAATCCAGGGAGACCCGGCACGCGGGGAGGTTGGCATTTTAATGTACCATGTTTCCCCGGCGACGGGCACCCGGATAAGCGAGGAAATTCTCAGGGAAACGACGGGTTGTTTTATCACAATCGTTTCGCCTGAGACTGGATTTTCCTGTCGCGAAAAATAGAGGACTTGGCCGCCAAG